TGTGGTGCAACTTTAGGTGCAAACTGGTGTGTTGGTAAAGCTGTTTTTGTTAAATCTGTTAAACCTTTGGCATAATCTTTACCTAAAGATTCTATAAATGGTGCGGGTAATGTTCTTGTTTCTTGTATGGCCATTATACTACCTCACTTAATCGTTCTGATACTTCAAACATGTCTCGTGCTCCTTCTAATCCTTGAGATTCTTCGGATATACTACCACCTTGTTCTAAATTTGTCATTACATTTTCCATAACTTCTGCTCCTCTATCTACGTCTCCACCGCCAGCATTTCTTACAGCATCGGCCGTGAATACAAATTCATTTCTACTTAATCTTGCTGGAACATCATCAGCTTTTTCTTTACCACCTATTGGAACAAAGCCACCTTCTGCTCTATAATCTTTTTCTAATCCTCCTAGGTCCATTAAACCACCTTCAGCTCTTCCTACTCTTCCACCTTGTTGGCCATAAAAAGGATAAGTGTAAGTTGTATTATCGTGTGAGTAAGGAGTATTTATTTTTCCCGCTCTGATGTTAGCAATCATATCATCCCAATCTTTTACTTCACCTTTATAATTTTTCATTAAATCATCTATATTATCTTTACCTGGATATAAGTGTGTGTATAAACCTGCTAGTCCAGAAGCACCTGCTATCCATGGGAAAGGATGATCTTTAAATGATTGTCCAAGGCCGGCTAGGAAAGTAGATTCCCCAGTTGATGCAGGTAGATTTGCAGCTTGAGCTGCTGATAAAGATAAATTTTGTGGCATTCCTATAGCATCTTTAATTATATTTTTTACCTGCGCTTGAGGTTTTATTTTAGGTGTACCTTTAAATGCCTTACCTATGTTTCCCCAACTCTTTGTTAAATTACCCATTACATTAGTGGGGCTTAACCAGCCTTTTTTGCCTAGCATAGTTCCCCAGTTTTTGGCACCACCCCAGTTAGCTCCAATATTTCCCATACCAGCTGTTGCCATATACATTAAAGCCATCTTACCTAAATCACTTTTAGCGAATTTCTTAATACTTTTTGTTAAACCTTTAACTCCTTTTTTAACTCCTTTAAAAACACCTTTAACTAAACTTCCTAAACCGTAACCTGCTCTACCGCCTTCTTGCCAACGATGTCTACTAATAGCTTGTGCACTTCTATCTACACTTTCAGGGGTAATCATTTTTGCTCCTTCATGTATATCTAAAATTCCTGCACCTTCAGTTCCTATAACTCCTTCTAATTGTTGTTCCGCTACATAATTTCTTATCATTTGTTGTAGGTCATCTTCATCAGCTTCAGGAAATCTTTCTCTAAACTCATTAAAAATTTTTTCCAAAGCTGTTTCAGCCATTCCACTCATTTCCATTTGAGCTTGTTGTGATGGTGAAACGTGAGACATAACACCTGGTGCATCAGCTGTAACTTGATTTCCATATTGATAACCTGCTCTACCGCCTTCTTGCCAACGATGTCTACTAATAGCTTGTGAACTTGTATCTACACTTTCAGGGGTAATCATATCCATTGATTCTTTGAAACCTAAAATTCCTAAACCAGGAGTTGCTGCAACTGCATCAGCCTGCATATTTGCAACCTCGTTCCGTACCATTTGTTGTATATCTTCATCAGAAGCTTCCGGAAATCTTTTATAAAACTCTATAAATATTTTATCTATAGCATCATTAGCTAATTTATTTCCTTCGGCATAGGGTGAAACTTGAGATAGTATACCTGATGTATCAGCTGTAACTTGATTTCCATATTGATAACCTGCTCTTCCGCCTTGAGCATATATTAAATCATGATCAGGATCTGGTGCATTATTATCTAACCATTCACTAAAAGTTGTATCAATAGAAATTATTCCATCATTTAAATCTTGTAAATAATCTTGATATGGACCACCACCACCTTGATACCCAATTCTTCCGCCTTGAGCTTCTCCAGGGCCATAGTCAAGCATTATTTCTATTTGTTCCATTTCATGTTCTTCTTGAGGTGTAATAGTTCCTGCGTTAGATTTTTTTATTAATTCACTTAACCTGTGTGCCATATCTCCACCACCTTGATACCCAATCCTTCCGCCTTGGGCCACTTGTTGACCCATTGGAATTATAGATTGAAGCTCTTCAGATCCTATCTGCATTTCGTCCTCTGTTGGAAAATCTTCAGGACCTCCTTGAGCAGTAGACATTTTCATTTTTACAAAGTCTTCAAATTCTCCTTGAAATCCTTGAGCAACCATTGCTTTAAATTCTTTAATAAGTTGCATTAGAACTTCAGCTTGCTCCATAGGAAGACTTTTTAAAAACTGTTGAAGTTCTGGATCTTGCTCTGGATCCATCTCATCTACAGTCATGAAATCTTCAGGACCTCCTCTAGCGACCTCCATATTTGGAGCTCTTATTTCCTCTTCTGATATGATATCTGTTATTGCCATAATTTTGCCTAAATGTTCAATCTACTTTGTTTTTGCAAATAAATCAAGCTTTGGAACCTCTACAATGACATCTCTTTGGATGTCTTCAACGCTGATTCCTTTAGCTTTCCACTCTTCCTCATTAGTATATTGTTCTCCTGTTTTTTTATGCTTTATAATAGTCTTTGTTTTAGCATAAATTAAAGGCACTTCTTTGCCATCTACTTTAATTTTATCCATTATGTTACTACGTCCTTTTTAATATTAAGATAGCTAATACCTATAACCACTCCATCAGTACATGTTCCAGCTGTAGTAGCTGTTAAAGAAGTAGATCCTTCTAGTATTAAAGGAAGGGTCAATATTTCAACACTGGTGGCTGTTGATAAGGATTGAGTATTCACTACTTCAAAAGCATTATTCTTTATAGTTATAGTAGGGGCATTAGACCCTGATTTATTAGTTACTCTTAATGATTTAATTACATAAGTTTCAGCAGCTCCTGCTGTAAGTAAAGTATTAGTCTCAGCTGCAGTGACAGTTTTCCCATAAAATTTATACTGGTTCGTTATTGCCATTATTCTAAAAAGAAACTTTTAGCTTCTATCTCCTGTTTTAATTCTTCTTGAAAAGTTGTGTTTAATTTTTGCACAATAGCATCAATATCTCTCACTAAAGAGTGAGCTACATCTGGTTTATATTCCTGACTAGCTCTGGTTATAATTTGTACTATCTTCGCCATAAACTTGCTATGCCTCCATAGTTAAGTCCAATTCTTCCACCTCTAGACCATCCCATATCACCCCACTCATCATCCCCTCCTGCATCTGAAACAGGATCGGGACTTGATTCAGCCATACCTTCATTGTGGCCTTGTTGTCCTCCAGGTGGCTGTGGTGTATGGGGTCCATAAGTAGGTCCTGTTTTCTTGATAGCTGGATCAAAGTTATAGGTTATTGGTCCACTGTCTGTTGGTTTATTTTTATTTTTAGGATTGTCAGGAGAGTTATCCCAAGCTGTTATTTCGTCTTTTGTTTGTTGATATTTTTTTCCACTAAAGCTTTTATTGGCATCTTTTCGAGCTTTAAACCACGCTAGCTTTTTTGCTAATTGTGTAGCATAATTATTTGATCCGAAACCAGACCATACATTCTGACCTGATAATACCGAGTCAGGTCCATATTTACGTAAACCACTCTGTGAATCTATACCAATATGACTACCGGGAGCTCCGGCGCTTTCTAAATAATTTAATTGCTCTTTCCAAAATGGATTATAGTTTTTAGATTTTTCGTTAAACGGACTTTGCATACCAGCAATTGCTGCTATCCAAGATGGAAGCTTTTGTCCCGTTTGATACTGTGCTAATGATCTATCACCCAGAGTGCCTCTGCTTCTTGGAGAAGCAGGTCCTTCTTTATAAGTTAAATTTAAGTTGCCTTCTCCACCTTCACCACCGCCAGTGTTATAAATATAGGATGCTGGTAGACCGCCTTGACCTACGCTTGATTCAGTAGTTAGTTCTTCTTCGCCGGTAGGAAAGGTCCATGTATTTGTGTATGGGTTACCTTCTGAAAATGGTGGTAATTTATAATACTCAGGATAAGGAAGTGATTCCAGTCCCCCTTCTTGGAAAGGTACTCTCATAATACCACCGCCTCGTGCGCCATAACGATCGGTCCATTCTCTCGCGATCTCTGGCTCGTTGGCCCATAGGTATCTTCTTTGTTTCTCTGATTGAAAAGGCATTATCTTCTTCCGTCTGGTTGTACGTCTACTCTAAAGGTACCTAGTTTCCAGTCCTGAGAGGTGCTGGTATTAGCAATCTTTAAAGAAACTGCACGTGCTCTTGCACGAGTATCTACTTTAGTCGTACTTGAGGTAATTGTAAAGGGTCCTAATGAAGAGCTCGCTTGGGAGCTATTAGGATAGTCTCTTAAATTTAATGTAATTTGGGTATCTCCTGTCTGAGATATAAAGTCTGGAATGAATCTTCTAATTTTCATAAGGAATTCTCCATCTCCTTGGAAGGTTGCTCCACCTTCTTTAGTAACCGTTATGTCATAATCACCTGATTCTATATTAGAAGCGATAGCGGTAGTGGTACTTCCAACAATTTGATCGGTTCCTGTTTCATGTTTAAAGTAGGTAGTTCTCCCCTCAGTATTTCCAACGACGTCATAAGACGTATCAGTATCTGCGTCATAAGAAGTGCCATGAGGATCTCCAAAAACAGATGAATCTGTCCAAGTAGTTCTACTTAAACTGCTCGTGACCCAGATGGATCTTTCAGGAGTAGAATCTAGATAGTTATAACTTACCATTCTATTAACAACAGTTGATCCTGAAGTAGGATAAAACCAGTATATTTCTCCAAATAGATTATTTAATCCACAGTTTACTAGTTGCTGACCAGTGGTATTTAAATCATCAAATACATAATCTTCCACTAAACATTTCATCGATTCTAGTTTACCAGCGTATTTAAAAAATCCATTTTCAGACATCCAGTACGCTGCACCATCAACCTCAATTGCAGCATTCATTCCAAGAAGTCCACAGTTGGTTCCTACTTGTGTAAAGGCAAATACAAAAGGAACTCCAACAAAACGCATAGTAAACGCAGCACTATCCGTCCAAACATACGTGGCATCTCTTCCTCTAACTGCTCCCATGATCCGTGATCCGTCAGCCAGTCTTTGTGAACCTGCAGTATTGGTTGAAGTAATAGCCCAGGTAGTAATATCTTCTCTATTGGACCATCTAACAAACATATCATCCTGAGTAGAAGTAGTACCGACCGTGGTTTCAGTCCCAAATAGAACTAAGTGTCTATCAGGAGTTGAGACCAACATATCACGTGACGCTGTAGGTGCACCACTGACAATTGTAGCTCTAGTAGAAGTAGCAGTAGTGGAATCTGAATCCCATTCAAAAACAGGACCATTATGAATTAAAGCTAAAAGTTTTTTACCAAAACTGTCCAATGTCCATAGACCTGGATCTAATACATAATCACCACTAGCAGCTTCCCCCCAGGCTACATAATCCGTGCTGTTGGTAACTGTTGCTCCATTCGAATGAGATGCTTTAGAAGTATTTCTAACTTCTCTAGTTACTCCTGTTAAAGTATTTCCACTAATTCCAGTATAAGAAATTTCCTCTGAATCAATTTGAACATAACATGTTCCAGAAGATGGAAATTGAGATGCATCGGTTAATACAATAGTTGTAGTTGCATCATTAATGCCTCCATTAAGTGTGGTTGTAGCTTCTCCCGAAACGGTACCTCCCCATTGTCCTAAACTCCATCCATAACCAGGAAGCTGAGTTGCAGGTCCTACAGGATAATAATGCTGAACTCTAATTCCTCCTGAAGTTGTAGCTCCCGATCCTGTTTCAGCAGATGACATAGTAATGGTAATGGTGGTTGAAGAAGAAACCGTTGTAATCATGAATTTAATATCATTAAAATCAGAAGCGGTATAATTGGAATTAGTAATAGTTGTAAAATTGTCTAAATAAATAATATCTCCCGCAGCCATATTATGAGGAGATGAAAATGTAATAGTTACAGTGGTAGATGCATTAGTAGTGGTAAAGGCACTCGTTAAAGTTGTTGTTGATTTAATAGGATGAATGTCATAAAAAACACCTCCCGTATAAACATATAAGATTCTATTGGTTCCAATAGCTGAATATTTAAATCCTGAACTATTAATAAATTGGTGTTGGGCCCTAGCAGCTCCTGTTAGAAAATTTTCCCCTAACTGAGACCAACCCCCTATTTTTTCAGGTGTACCATACCTGAACCGTACATAATCTCCTCCAGTCCATTGTCCTTCTGCGCCTGTGGGAGTAACTTGTTTATTAAAACCGGGTAAAAATTCTATTTTTTGTAGCATAAAAATCCTTTTTTATAACTATAACAGATTGTGGGGATAATCAACAGATTTAAAGCAGGGGAAAGTGTGGTGGCATTTTCCCCCACCAGTCCCACTATATATCATTCTGTTATTAAAGATAAAGTGTTTTCTGATAGAAATGTTAATTAATTTTAATTATTTAGTTATTATCTTGCGTTACAAGGTACTCCATTAGAGTTGACAAATGGTGCTTCTGCGAAAGCCATGTAGATGTATGTTGAACCAGATTCATTAGTAACTGAATCAGTTCCACCAGGTCTAAAACCATTTGAAAATTTATTTATTCTTGCCCAAATAGTATTTGTAGATTCTACTGCAGTAGTGTTTGCTGCTAATCTTGCAAAATTAGGAGATACATCTACATCTCTTTTATGGTCAGATAGTGTCCAGTCATCAGTTTGATTTGTTTTTTTAACCAGAACAAAAGAAGGTTTAAATCCTGTGTAAACAAATGTTCCATCAGCATTATCTCCATTTCCTGTGTATGAGCCAAACTTGCTAAAGCCTTGTTTTTCTGCGAAAACGTAAGCTACATAATTATAAGCATCATTAACTTGATTTGATGAACCTACAGTAAATAAAGTTGATGTGGGTTCGGCATCATTCCATATAGCATCATTATCTGCTACTGCATCTGTTTCACTTAAATACATTACTTTTGTTGCACCTAATGAAGCATGATAAGTCGCCCAGCTACTAGCATAAGTACGACCTTTGGTAATTATCATTTTAGGAACTGCTCCTAAACCATGTCCAAGTGTAGCACTGCTTCCTTCATCTCCTGTATAAGTTACTATGGAAATTCCAGCAGTTGTGTTCGCTGAAGTTGCTGTTGTATTTATTGAACCAGCAGTATTTGATGAACCTGAACCATTTGCTTTCCAGTTCCAAGCTACATATGCTACTGTATTATTATTAACTTTGTCATCATCACCTAAAGCAAAACCATCACTATCAAAAGATGTTAATGTATCGGCATCTGTGGTTTCTGTGGTAGTAGCATCAGAAGATATAACTTCAGTAGCACCTCTCAAAGTATCAAAAAGACAATGTTCATCAGTTTGATCTCTAGCTTTTATCCATACAAAATCAGGTTGCATATTCTCATCGCCATCTAAAGTAATAGATTGTGTACTTCCATTGCCTGTATAAAGTTTAACCTGAAAATATAATTCTGGGTTGTCTATTGTTGTATAAGCCATTATCCATACTCCGCTAAATTTTTAGTACATAATGCGTAAAATCCACTAGGTACTGCATATTCAAAATTGCCATAACCATCTGCATCTGCGTTGCCTGATGAAATTGTAAATGATGGATTGCCAAAGTTCCACTCAACAGAAGTATATCCACCAGTATAAACAGTTCCACCGAAAAAATAAGGATAATCAGTATTTATACTGCTAAATGCTTCATTGCTTCCGCCTGCTGGATCTCCTGAATCAAACCAAGTTCCATTACTTCCAAACCAAACTTTTGCATTATCTAGATCTAAAGCAGTCATAAAAATATCACCATCAGCAATAACAGAACCATAACTTGAATTTGTTTCATCTGTTCTTTTATCTCCTGATGCCATAGATATTGAAAATCCTTTTGTACTTTTACCAATAACATTGGCATTATCTTGCAAATAATCACATTCAGTTTCAGCAGCTACACCAAAATAATTTGCTGAATTTGCTGTACCATTAACTTTCATTTCTACATACCATTTTCCAGAAGCAGCTCCAATAGTTGAAAAAGCATTTTGATATGTTGTAGTACTTGGAGCTTGTCCTAAATTACCTTCTGAAAGTGTAGGCTGAGAATCGGATGAATAAACTGAATTTAAAGTTGCAAAATTATTTGTGCAAGTATCAGTAGATTGGTTTATTGCGGCTAGATTGTTTACTGTAAAATCATTTGAGTTACCTGATACATCTGCACCTAAATCTGCACTATCTTCAAAGTCTAAATAAAATCCATTAGTGCCAAATGTTAATTCTGATACATCTATCGGTTTCCAAATTGTCGGACTAGCACTATCAAATTCTCCAAATGAAGTTGGAGTTAATTGTTGACCATCAATAAATACAAATTCTGCCATATAGCCATCATAATAAGGAGTAGATTGTTCTGAGTCTCTACCAATATTATGGGTTTGACCACCGCCTATCTTTGGTAAATAATTTTGTGCTGGATATGTTTCTGTTCCAAAAGATGTAATTTGTGAACCATTAACATAAAATTTTACTCTATTAGAAGCTGTTCCTTGTGTAGTATCAACTGCAATTATAATATGATAAAAAGCACTAGGGTCACGAAATACTTGTGAAGTTGTTAACTGAAACGTAGTTCCAGCGGCTCGTCTATAAGTTAATGTGCCATCTGATTCAAATCTTATAAATTCTCTTTGACTTGTTCCAGCGGTAAAAATTCCTTGTTCAGCTCCTAATTCTGATCTTTTTAACCAAACTGATGTTGTGAATATTTTATCACTTGTTCCAGAAGAAGCAAATGTTTTATCTAAATAATCACTATCACCATCATTAAACCTACATGAGTTGTCTACTGTATAACCACCTGATAAAGTATTTGATGGAAAAATTAAAGGCATTAAACCCCCAATTCAGGCCACTCGCCTAATGGTCTTTCCATAACAGGATTTTCTTCTGTGCCTGTATTAACATAAGCATAGAGAGTTGCTAAAGCATCTACATCACTTGCATTGTTAATGGCAGTTTCCATTTCATTTGATTTTGTTCTAACATCTGATCTAAAAGTTGCAACAGCACTTGGTACTGAATAACTTTCAACATCAGTTGCTTTAATTACATACCAATCTGTCGGTGCTAATAAACCACTTGCTTGACTTTTAATAATTTCTTTTTTTAAAGTTTTTAATCCTTTGGTAACTACTTGATTTCCTTTTTCGTCTAATTGAGGATCTCCAGCAGAAGTTCCATCAGGTGCATCGCTATTATCTATTTGTTCTTGTGTCCAAACTTCATTTCTATCTTCTAATAGTTTAGCAGTTGCAGTTCCAAAACTTGCTGTAACTGCTCCACCTGCAAAGGCAAAGGATTGATTTGTATTAATGTAGTATGCTTCATCTTTTTTATTTGAATTGTCAAAAACTACTTCATAAATACCTTTAGCTTCTTTTTCCTCTTTAGACCATAAAGAAAAAATATTACTTGGATATTGAATATCGCCAATTGTTAATGCTCTTGGCTTATTATATATTTTTTTTATTTCGTTATTTTCTATTAGTGCGTACATAAAATTCCTATGCTACTGTTAAATTAAGGGTTCTACCAACTTCAAGCCATTTTGCTCCATTGTATCTAAAGCTAAACAAATCACCCTGATCTCCTGTTGTAGTAGCTGTTGGTGCTGTATCTGCTGCAAACTCAAATACTGCATTCCAACCAATTGTATTTGAACCTCCAGCATCCTGAATACAAAGAATCGAAATAAATTGTCCTGTAGTTGGGTTTGATGGTGCATCAAAAATCACGTTAGCTGTTAATGTTACTTTAGCAACTGGTGATGCTCTAACATCCCAATCCTGCGTTGCATCAAATGTTAATGTATCTTCTTCAAAATATGCTGCGCCTGTTATTTTTGTTAAATTATTTGAATCTGCTGATAATACTTTAGATCCAGCACTTGTTCCAAGTGTTGTAAGATCATTATAGTTAAGTTCTGTAGCTGTAGCAGAACAAACTACATCTTCATTAATTTTAGGTGATGTTAAAGTTTTGTTTGTTAAAGTTTGTGTTCCTGTGAGAGTTACATCTCCAGATCCTAAACCTGTATTAATAATATCGGTTCCATTGTGATAACATAAATAAGTTGTACCCTCTGATAAAGCAAAACCTGTCGCCCCTGTTACTTTAAAAGTTAAAGTATCTCCAGAATGAGTTGTGTTATCAAAAACAATAAATGGTTTTAAAATAGACGCTGATCCTCCAGGAGATGATCCTGATCCCGCAGTTGCTGCAATATCTAGAACTCTAGTTCCTCCAAGAGTTCCTGTTAATTCGATAATAAATGCTCTACCATCATAAGTTCCGGTAGAGTTATCAGGTATAGTTAAAGTTCTATCCGCTGTCATTGCGATAGAAATATAACCAAATGTATCTCTCAGATAATTTAAATTTAGATTAGTATTGGTTCCCCATGTACCGGCATTTTCGCCAGTGGTCATTAAATTGAAACCTAATGAATTATAATTCGATGCCATTTTTCTCCTATGCTACATCACTATAGCTTATATTTGATCCAGTTGCAACATTTGAATATGTTATATTAGAACCAGTTGAAATATTACTATAAGTAATATTTGAGCCCGTGTCAATATTTTCATAATTTATAATAAAAGGGGAAGCTAAAGTAAAGCTTGCTGAAAGACCATCAAAGCTTACCACCTGATCAGGTAAATCTACACTTCCAACGCTGAAACTTGAAGATACCCCATCAAAACTAACTATTTGATCAGGAAGATCGGCTATTGAACCAAGGCTCATGGTACTAGATATACCACTTGGCTGAACTACTACTGATCCTATTCCTACTAAAGTTCCAAGAGTAAATTCTGCTGAAAGTCCTGTTAAAGCGGCTGCATCATTAGGTACGGTTACACTATCTAATGAAGAAGTAATTGCAAGTCCTGAAGGTTCAACTACCACTTCATTAATGAATACAGGAGTACCCATTTCAGACGTAATAGCTAATCCACTAGGTGAAACATCTTCATTTGGTGCAAATGCTGTTCCTTGAGTAGATGTAATTTCTAATCCATCAAAACCAACCACTTGATCTGCAGGATCAATAACTCCTATAGCTGCAGTTATATCTAAACCTGTAATAGTAGGTGTTACATCAACAACTGGAGTAATAGTTCCTTGTAGTGAACTAATTAAAAAATTAGAAGTTTCTAAAGAAGAATCTGTAACTATTGTTGGATCACCAACATTAAAAGTAGAACTTATTCCTGTTGGTTCGACTGTGACATCTACAACATTAGTAACACTTCCAATACTAGCTGTAAAAGAAATTCCTGTAAGAGTAATTGTTGCGTCTTTTAATTCGCCCCATTCATTATCACCCCAACCAAGAGCACCCCAACCTTCAGTATAAAGTGTAGAGTCATTCCAATTAGCACGACCCCAGGTTCTTCGCCCCCAACCTGATGTTACGGTAGGCATAAGGAATTTCTCCTTACGCTAATCTTATGATTGCGTTTGATGAATCGTTAGCGGGAAATTGAATTGTAAAAGTTCCAGCGGTTGCTGTTTTATCAGATCCAAATGCAATTGCACAAACAGCATCTGTAGTGGATGATCCACCATCTGTTGTTGTGTTATAAATTAATGCACCATTCGCTGTGAATGAAGCAGTTGTCCATGCCACATCTGTAAAATCTGTAAATGCAGTTGTAGAAGTTAAACCTACTCCTGTATTTGTTAAGGCGCTTCCGCCTGCGCTGTAAGCACTTCCTGCATCATTTGTAATTTCATTAGATGTTGAATAATCAGTAGTTGTAGCATTTAAAGTTGCTGAACTTGTAAATAATGCAATTTTAAAAGTACTTCCACCTGAAGATTCAAAACTATGCATACCTTGTAAAAGTTCTTGTTTAAAGCTTGAACAAATTGCCGATGTTATTGCCATATTTATCTCCTAATTTAAGGGTTTGGAGACTCAATTGGAATACGAATTGTACCATCCGTATAGTCATCTCGTCTTCTTCTCCCAATTTGCTCTGCAGCAAATTTCTGAACTACATTATTATACTTTTGTTCATACATTGTCAACATATCCATTGGACCTTTTAAATATCCATAAGCTTCTACAAGACAGGCATATAATAATCCATTTGGAAAGTTCTTACTTATATAGGTTCCGCTGGTATTTGTTACCAAACTAGT